AATAGAAGCAGAAAGGCCGCGACGGTTAATGGCATAACAATTAATCTGCAACGAATCGCCAGCTACTGCATAGGATTGAGGGCTAGTTGCTTCTAAATAAATTCCATTGTTAGCACCAAAGTATCCAACTCTTTGGCGAAGATTTGTTTTTGGCGCATTCATTACAAATGTGTTGATTATTTGCAATGACTTTCCTGGTTGATATGAAAATACTTTTGTAGTTTCTCTGATAACTGATGCAGTGCTTCCAACACCAACAGTTATATCTACTAAACCTTGAGTCGTTACAAATCCAACTGTTGAACCAGTTCCTACAATCAAACTGGTAAAAAGATTATTATCTCTATATCTATGAGAAGAATCAAAAAGTGTTAATGGACTTGAAGTTCTTAAGCGTCCAAAAGCATCAAATTGTTCTTGACTTGGTTTATATAAATGAGACATTAAACTACCCTCCAACCGTTTCTATAAACAAAAGTAAGTGAACCAAAATCATATGCAAGAATTACTCTATCCTCATCATCAATTAAATCGGATCCTGATGGGAGAATTGTTATATATCTATTCGTTCCCTTGGATGCTTCTCCAAGTTCATCTTTTACTATGTATACCTTTCCATTCTTTCTTGGTGTTGGGAGTGTTATAGTAACTGCTCCAGCATAATTAACACCAATATAATAATCCCGTGAAGTTATTGTATATGAAGATGATGTTACATAAGTAACTGGCATATCCATATATGCCAAATTTGTCTCTCCACCACCACCTAATGTTGATAGTTGTTGTTGAATACGAGAAAGGAATAAGTTATAATGTCTATTCAGATCATCTAAAGTTACAAAATTTTGATTTAGGGGAGTTAATGGATCTGGAGTTTTTTCTTCTGGTGGAATATTAAGAAGACCTTCAGTAATTACTTCTTCTTTGATTATTTTGATTTCTTCTTTATTTTTTTTAATCTTTTTTTTTTTTTTTGGTTGGAGTTGTTTGATGAAAAGTTTTTCAAAAGAATCTTCAATCAAAGATTCCAATTCTTCTTTTTTTCTTCTTTTTTCTTCAGCAACTAACTTAAAAAGATCGGAAAGTTCATTTGACATAATCAACTACAATTCCAACGGCGAAGTGCTTTGTTAATTCTTGAATCTGGATCTCTTGAAGTTTTTGCAGAAGTCAGTTTTGATTTCATTCCTTTCATTCTACTGCAAAAATTTTTACGACGACCTGCTCTTTTTCCTTTTGGATTTTTTTCAGTTACTGCAGTTTGAAGTTTTGAACCTGGATTTTCACGGCGATATGCATCAACTGCTTTTTGACTTAAACCATCAGTTCTATCTTGACGATTGACCTTTTGCCAATCTTCATCTACCTGTTCAATCTCTTCTTTCATGTGACCGTATTTTTTCTTATACCAGTCAGGCATACCATTTTTCTTGCGCCAGTATCTTACGGTTGCTGAATCATTGGCCTGGTCACGATATTTGTTTTCTGCCTGTGTGTTGTGACCTTTCATGGCCTCAGCAGCCTTGTGTGCGTCTTTAGCAATATATTCTAGTTGAGCATCAGTTTTCTTATGATAATCATGGCCCTCTAGTGGGTGTCTCTGTGAAGGGCGACCTTCTGTTATAAATGTTTTAAAGTTTTTCATCC